AAGGATTAACGGTAACGAGTGATAGAATGTTTTGTGGTAGTTGCGGAGAGTTAAAGTATAACTATTTACTTGATGAAGAATTTAAAAAGAAGTTAGAATCAAAGAAGAAGTTTGTTAAAGAAAAAAACAAAAGGTTAGGTAAAAAACTTAGTGACTCAATTAAAGATTGGTTATTGTATGTAGGATTCGCTAGTGCGGTTATATCGATAATGAGTTATATTGCAATTACAGTTGTTATGATTCGAGGGTTTGAAAGTGACTTAGAATTAAAAAATCATTTTTTATTCTCATTGATCGGTGTAGGATTTGGATTGGTAATTATGTTTACGTTACGTATTCAAGGTATAGCGTTTGCCAAATCAGAACCTGAATCAAAAACGGTTATGACGACATATTACAAAGCAAAGAACAAGCATAAGAAAGTTAAAGATTTAAAAGATATTAACCATTATTTAGTGGTAGCTACGATTATAGACGTACTTGTAAAAGGTTCAATACTTATTATAACAACAACGTTTGTAATGCAAATATTTAAAATGGGAAATGGAGACAAGTCGTTATACGGTTTAATGTTATCTAACATATTAACATTCACTGGATTCGGCTTAATGGCAATCGCTAAATCATACGACCATTATATCGAACAACATATCCCAGTAATCGAAGAACGTACACGTAAACTTAATAATCCAGTAGTTGGAGTTAAATGGGAAGATGTTAAGGCTAAATTAGGTATGGAAAATAAACCATTACCATTCGCTGAGTTAGATAAAGATTATTCAAAGGGGGAAGTAGAATGAGATATAAAGAATTGTTAATTGCAATTGAAAGTAAAAAAGAAGAACTAAAGGAAAAAGTTTCCATTTCAATATTTAACCAATTAAGTTATAGAGTTAACGTACATCTATATGGTGAAAAAATCAGTGTTTCATCATCTTCATTTGGAAGCGATAAAATAGAGGTAGAATACAAGATTGTATCACAGTTACAAGACTTAAGCATAATGAAGGTTCAAGGTGTTACAATGGAAGCGTTAGCAGTTATTTCATTAATTGTTAAAGATTGTTTAGAGGAGGACACAAAATAATGTCTTCAATGTTATTTATAACTATACTATTTTTACTGTTTGAGGTAATGTGTTTGCTAATATTTATTGAATGGATTACAAAGGAGGAAGTAGAATGAAATTAATTAGCGATTATGTAATAGAGGAAATGAGTACAACTGATAATCAATTTTGTAGAGAAGGTAAAATATGGATAGGCGCACACGAATTGTTAAATAAATCGTATCTTAATTACCTTGAAGATAACCCTAAAAAAGAGAATCCAGGATTGTATAGTAGAATACAGTTTGCGTGGAATTCAGTTACAAGAGATGATAGATTTGAGAAAACATTAAGGACTATTAAGAGTGTACTATTTAGTGAAAGGGAAACAAAACATAGAGTTTACAAACTAAAGGAGGAAGTAGAATGAGTTGGTTCAAGAAAAGAGAAAGTTTTAAAATAACCGTACTTCAAAATGAACGTTCAGAACTGAATAGAATGTTTAGAAAAGCACTAAGAGAAAACGGATTTAAAGATTACCCATTCAATTTTTTATATGTTAATAAAGAGGATAAAATAGTTTTTGAATTTAATAACATTGTTATTGAGTATTGTGAAAGACTTGGTGGTTGGAGATTTGAAAAATTAGATATAAATGGTGTATCTTTTGATGAATTAGAAAAGTTAATAAATTTAGTTAAAGATACATTTGACACAAAAGAAAAGGAATCCGATTAGGGACTCCTCTTTTTTTATGGTTTTTCCTCAAATACGTAACCGATTACTCCTAAGAATATTCCACTTATTAGTATCAATAATGAATTACGCATTGACACTTGATAGCCGACTAAATCTTGTATGAATTGATTGGCGCTAACTTCGATTAGTAATTTAAGTTTATTAGTTCCTAGCCACGATATAACCATTGTTCCTATCAACAATATATAAATTGGTAAGAATGTATAAATGCTAAATTTATCGTCTTTAATTTTCTCCCACCAACTAACAAGTAATATAAAGAATCCACCGTATACGATTATTGCGGTTGATATGATTATTAACAATAACGGTATAATACTAATTTTCATTTGTGATTCTTGCACCACTTCGATTGTTGTATATTTCGCTATCCAATAAATTAGAAACCAAAATATTGCACCTATCATATAAATACGTGGTAACCATTTCTTAATCCATTTCATCTAATCACCTACAATTTCAAACTGGATAATAGTTCTTCTTTTTCTTTTCTTGCTAATGCAAACTCTTCGCTAATTGCTTTAACTTCATCACGTAGTAGTTGTAGCTCGTCATATAACGCATCTAAAGTTTGAAAGAACTTGGTTACTTTTTCTTCTCCTAAGTTAGCTAAAAAGTTTTTAGGTACCAAAACCCTCACAGTATACAATAACGTTGCTAGAGTTAATCCTCCACCACTTAATACCATACCAGTTAAGTTTTGTATTGATGTTAATTGCTCACCGCTAAATACTCCTTCGGCTACTAAGAATCCACCGACGATTGTAACTAATCCTAATATAATACTTGTTGCCTTTTCTTTTAATGTTCGTTTCATAATAAAATCACTCCTATATATTTTTTTAGTTTTTCTTTGTCTACTTCCACGTTGCCATTTACTAACTTGTAACAACCACTATTTATATTGATTGGTAACGGTTGCTCATACGTTGTTACGAATCCGCCTAGTACTTGTCCGCTTGCTACGATATAATCTTCATCGTTTAGTATGTACCAGTTGAATCCACGTTGCTGTGCGTTGAGTTCTTTCTCTTTTATATCACGATCAATTTCCACAGCGTTAAGTTTACCTTCTAATATTTCGTAATCTCGCTTATGGTTTTTGTTATCTTTCTTGTGTGCTGCCTTCGATTCGTTTAACTTGTTTGTTGCACTTAATAAATTCTCTGAAATTACCATATCTCCACCTCTATATAATTTTGATATCCTTCAACTTGTGAAGTCCACCATTTTTTAAAATCTTCTTTTGTCATCATTATATGTCTTTCTTGGCTGTTACATTCTTCTATACAATTATAGAATTGAGTAACTGTTATAATGTTGTGATAAGTTTCGTGTGTTATTTCAATATACTGTGTATCGGTATAGACGTGTCTGATAATAGTTACAACCAATGTGTTATAAGTTTCTTTGTCTTGTGCTTCTTCTAGTCTATCAAATAACGAATCAATATCTTTATCTGAACAATGCTCGAATAAGCCAATGTCTAGTTCGGCAAAACTGTCTCCTAATTCATCGATGATTGCATCTATATCTTCTTGTGTGCAAATACTATCTTCATCTAATCTTTCAACACATCCACTTAATCCTAATGTGAATAACGCCAATAATACTAATAATGTTTTTTTCATATTTACCTCCTTGTTACAAATAATTATCACAATATATTTCAAACTGTTTCATTATGTGATTTTAACTTGGGTCTGTGTTAGTTGCGCTTTGAATAAATGTTGCTGATAACTGTAATGTTTCTCCGTTTGTCATACTACCTGTTATGTTTATAATTTCACCAGATACGGTAAATAATATTGTAACCACCGAACCATCAAGTAACCCTGCTATCTGAATATTAACATCTGGTCTTGACCCTATCGGTAATACCATAAATGGAGTACCTTGATTAACAGTTGTTGTAATGTCAACATCAAATAGTCCAGACAATAAAGTTCCAAACGCTCTTACGTTAGTTAAGCCACCATCACTTGTATCTCCATCGAATCTAGGTGTGATAACTATTCCATCTTGTAAATCTACAACGTCAGCTTTAATTACTACGATATCCGCTTCAACGTCATCTAATCTTACTTCTTGGTTATCACTATCTTTTTGTAATTCTTTTATGTTGTCCGTGTGAGTTTCTACTTGACCTATTAAATCATTGTTGAATTGTATCGTAACCTCAGTACTTAATCCAGTTTGAATAAGTGTAGTAGGATTCTCTTGTATCAATCCACCATCTTTATCAATGTCAGTATATACCGCTTCATCTAATTCATATGTGAATGTTACGTCGTTTGCTTGTAAGTAAGTTTCAAAGTCTCCCGTATTTGCATATGTTGTTTTATTTACTCTAATCCATAACTTCCCATCAGTATTCATACCTATTAAGTTTTCTATATCATTTGAAAAGATATAGTCAGCCGTTTGTAATGAGAAAATAATGTTACCTATTTTTAAACTAATGTTTGCTAACACGTTTGATGCTGAAACTATTTTGTATAACAATGATGAACTTATATCTTTGTTGAATGTGTGAGTTACAGTTTTAACATCTCTAATACCCCAAGTAGTCTCGGCTTGTAATATATCATTGAAATCATATCCTACATTTTGCTCTAACTTCCATACACCGTTATCTTGGTATATTCTATCTCGTATATCGCCAACACTTCGTAATGTAGTGTTAGGGAATGAGATTGTATCACTGTTATATGGTGCGTATGTTGTTGCTACTGTGCCTTGTTCTAATTGAGTATTTTCAAGATAGTTTAGTCCTTCTTGGAATTGTGATACTCGTAAATAATGTGTGTTTGCTCCAGTTGTAAATGTTGCTGATTGTACTATTGTTCTTATAATGAAATTCTTATCTTTATCATATTCAATAAGGAACAAGTTATTTTGATTACCGAAGTATGATGTACTTGGAGACACGCTAATATAATCTGGACTATATTCACTTGTTGCATCTGCTGTAATCGTACCAGTAAACCCATAATAACTTCCCTCTATAATTCCACTCTTATCAAACATATTCTTACCGATAGATTGCACGGATAAGTCTACGATTGATTTTGTATCTTCAAAGTATGATGAGATTATGTTGTTAAGTTGTGATGCTGTGTGTGATGCGAGTGGTGTGTTGGTAATGTCAAATAATGTAACTCCTACCACTTCATCTTTGTTGAATGTTCCACTTGTTCCTACGCTCTCTTGGAATTTAACATTTGCTAATAGTGTTTTTGTTGCTGTGATAAGTCCAAAGTTAGTAGGTGTTGTTAAGTCCGCTCCAGTACCTATTGATGTATTACTACCATCACTATATTGAATTAAGATACTATTACTTAAATTAACGTGCGTTCCATCTTTAAATCCTATTCTAATGAAGTAAATATGTCCTGTAACTGCGTTAAATGTAAATGATGCTCCATCATATGAATTGGTAAATGCGAACGTTCCATCAACTTTAATGTTAAATTGTGTACCACTTCCATCACTAACTAAACTTGCCGTAGCATCTCCATTTATTAACGGTTGTGTTAATGATAATCCTAATCCTTCTATGAACTCTGGACTACCCTCACTTGGAGATAACACACCAAATGTACTTTCGTGTAGTTCGTCAACAGTGAATGAGGTTTGTACTCCACTATCTAATTTAGCAATAAAGTTTGTGCCATCAAACTGCATTTGTATTAATTGTTCACTTACTGATTCTGCATATACCGAAGTTCCATTTACTAATACTGGATAATAAATAGTTCCGTTATCCGTTGATAATTGCAATGGATTTGTATTACTTGTAATCACTGGGAACAGCACAAATACAATTTGTTGATTCTCTTGTGTTTTAATATTAACTTTATAATTACCTAATGTATCTAAAATTAGATCGTGATAAGTTAATTCTGCTGCTTTATAAGAACCAAGCCCATTACTTTTATAATCTGCTGATGCTACAAATGAACCTGTTGCTGCGTTTGCACCTGCATAAATTTCATTAAGTGAAATCTTTCTTGGAACTCCATTATCATTAATATACACATCTGTTAGTTCGTCATCGACCACCGAAGCTGCTGCGATTGGTGGATATGTTGTATCGTTAGATAAATCTTTTTCAACAACTTCCCCAGTTAATTTAGTAAGTTCAGCCTCGCTTAGATGGAATCTTTCAGTTGAGTTACCACCTTGAAGCCCAGCTAAGTCATTATGTAACGTTTGTAACGGTGTATCAATATGTGAAGCGTTTTCCGTTCCACTATGAACCATTGTTATAGTTGGATTTGCTGCACTTGTTGTATGACCATAATACTTAATAACTAATCTGTCAGTTGCTAAGATTGTAAATTCTGGTTGTACTGAAATAATACTATATAATTGATTAACTGAATTGTTGATTTCTTCTGTTTGAGATTCAAACAATAATGTTTCTGTTCCTCCAGTTACTCTTTTGTAAACTTTGAATTTAATAATTGTTGTACCATTTGAACTTGATACTCTTGCATATGTTTCAAAATTCCAAGTTCCTGCTTCTATTTTAGTTCTTCCTAATACTTCGGTTGCATAAGGGCTTATCAATGTGTCAGTTGATGCACTTGATAATACTACTGCGTCATCTTCTTCTACTAAACCTAACGGAATTGGACTTAATAATTCATAACCTGCAATAGGAGGAATCGTCGCTGTATCTTCAATAAAGAATGTAATTGATTTACCCGCCCCTTGTGTTACGATATCTCCATTAACCCATTCTACACCGTTCCACTGTAATACCTCGCCTACCATTGGTGTTGATGCATTAACGTCTTTAATATCATCTAATACTCTGTCAGTATAATTTGTTAATTCCCATCTGCTGTTGCTTTCATTATAAAGCAACATTTCTCCACCAACGAACGTATGTCCATTAAAATACACATCGTGTAAATCCGATAAGAATAATCCGAATGATGGTCTAACTTTAACTTGACCTTCTGTTGCACTATATATTGATATAATCGCCATTTTTACTTGTACGTTTGGTGCCGTTGGTTTTGTAAGTGTCATTCCACCGTTACCATTAACACTATCATAATATAATATTTTTCCTTCATCTGCCGAAGTTCCGCTATTACCATCATAATTTGTTGTGTCTAACTCATTAACTGCACCATAGAAGTTAATATCTTTTTCTTCGTTGGCAGAAAATGTAGTAGTTGTTACTCCTAATATTAAATAAGGTGCAACGTTTATTTCTGCTTTATCAGCAATTTTCATCCATATCTTACCACTTACTCCAACTGCCCCATCATATTGAACAACTACGCCATCACCTATAATGGTTCTTGCTTTAACACCTACGAATAAGTTTTTACCACGCTCACGCGTAATACCGCCGTACTCGTCAACCATATCTTCTCCATTAAAATAAGTCTCTACATCTGTCTCATATGTAACTTTGTCTGTAACTATTTCTGGGAATATACCATTCATTATATCTTCGGCTGATTTACTATCTCCCTCTTCACCTATGTTACGTGCATATTTAACTGATTTTGTTGCGCTTAATTCCGTGTCGTAATCTGCTTCTAACATACCTAAAGATTGATTGTCTTCTAATGTTGTGATACGTGATTCATGATCGTTTAACACATTTATTATTTGTAATGTTAAAGAACTCTCATCTGATGCATTTGTATTAGGAGTTACTGCTGGTCCTACTCCTAGCGTTCTTTGTTCCGTGTTAAATGAAGGCATAGATGTTGTTGCTCTTTGCCAGTCATTTCCATCATAATAAGACGCTTCATTATATAAGAAACTTTCTCCTACACTTGCTGAATCATATTCAGGGATGTCTAGTCTATAATAATCTCCTAGTGTACCCACTCCACTTGCTGGAACGTCTCCTCCTGTTGTTGATGTTACGCTACCAAATGTTCCTTTGTCAGTGATTAAGACTGATTCATCTTCTACTAACTCATATTTGTAGAAGTTTACTTTGATATCTCCTGCTCTAAATTTTGATATTTTGTTAAAACTCGTATCTCCAATGTCTCCTTCCCATACTAACCACTCTTGCGCTGTTGCATAGTTAGGGTCTGTTGGGTCTACTACGTCTCTACCATATAATTGTTCCCCATCCGTATCTTTAGCTAACGTCATTAAATCTGTCGTTACTTCTCCGTTTGCTAATAACGCATTTGCTAAGATGTTTGATGTTGATTCATACGGTGCTACTAACTGATAGACGTTTGTTAAGTTGTCTAGTCTTCTTGCCCCTCCTGGAGAACCACCTAAATAGTCTCCACTAGAGTCGATAATAAATTGTATAACTTTTAATTGCATTTCTTATTCCTCCTTTTTTAGTATAAATAGTTGGTAGGAGATTGCCCTCGAACTATTTACCTTTTGTTTCATCTTGCGTGAAGAATACTGTGTCTTCGTATACTGTTGGTACTAATGTACTTGAAGGTATTACTTCATTTGTTGCGAATATTAATTCTTTTGATATCTTATCAATCAACGCCCATCCGTTATAAGTTCTACCTAAACCTGTAACTGGTACATCAATATCGTAAACAACTTTATTTGATAGTAATGGTATTAACCCTACTATTGATGAACTCATGGTTGTCTCAACGTAATTAGTCGGTTTAATTGTTACTTCTTCTACTGTTGGATAATAGCCGTTTATTAATAATACTGGTACTATATCTGTTTCTAAATCTTGAATAGCTAATCCGTTAAACTTTGCTATCCCTGCATATACTCTTAAATCCTCTACACCATTTCCTAAGTCGCTAAAGAACGATGCTTGGAATGCGTGGAATGATGCTTCTCTTGAATCCTTTTTAACTCTTAAATCATATGTTAACATCTTAGTTGCTGATGTCACTTCGTCAATACCTGGATAGATATTTCCATCATCTACAGTATTGTCTACCTTACCAGTAGTATAGAATGTATATCTTGCACTATCATATTGACCGAATGCGTTAGTATAGTTGTAATTGTTTTGATACCATTTAGTTGGATTACCTCCACTTAACTCTTGGCCTTCTACTACATCATCTACATTGAAATTGTCTTTAACTGTTACATTAATGATTGTAGATGTTCCTTCTGCAACGATATCAACTGGGCCTTCTGATTCACTATCGAATGTTTCCCAATTAGCATCACCAGGATTAAGTGCTGTGTTTCTAGTTTGAAATGTATGATACGTTACAAGGTCTGTTGATAATTGAGCGAACGGTTTAACTAAGTTTAGAAATCCACTCAACGTCCATACGTTCCAAGTTGGTGTTCTTAATTGTCTACCTACTGTAATGAAGTCTTCGTAAACTAATACACGTTCTACAATATCTTTGTCTGATACTTGCCATTGTCTATACTCTGAATTAATACCTACAAACTCACTAATCTCTGCATAGCCTTCATACGTTGCTAATCCATATTCAAACAATCCGTTTTTTAATATTACATTTACTTTAGTTGCTACCTCAGTTCCGTTAATTATATTCCCTGTCTTAGGAACATCATTGTAGTTTTCAGTTAGTCCACTTTCTATCCTAGTTTTGTTACCGCTTCTGTTAACTAGAGATTGGCTATAACGCCCCAATTTTACGTTGTCATTAACTTTTGCTCGTGCATTGCTATAAAGAGTCGTATTAAACTCAAAGTCTCGTGCATTGTGTTTATATACTTTGGCTCTTATTTTCTTAAATGCTGAATATTGTACGTTATATTGTGTTTGTAATAAGTCTTCTATTGACTGTGAACCATTTACACTTGTTACCACTTTACCTGAAACTTGTGTCGCTACTGATGCAATGATTTGATATATTGATAAGTCTAGTGCCAAACTTATTGATGTTGCTTTTGGCGCTCTATATCCAAAACTCTTAAATCTTCTGCCTGATTTTGTATAGTAAATGGTATTACCTTTACCTAGATTTACCGTAGTTCTTGATGACTCAAACGCTACATCAGGTAAGCCTAACCATTTCTTTTCTTCCACTGTGTAATCACTAATATCCCATTCCGTTGTTGGACCATCAGAACTTGCATCACTATACCCTACTGTGAATCCTTTGGCTGTAACAGTTTTATGTTGGTAGATATTACTTCTTACTTTTAATCCTACTGTTTCATCTGTTAATTGATTAGGTCCTTCGGTTTCAGAACGAAGTGTCATCCATCCACCTTCATAAGGTTCAACCTTTATTGCTTGATTCTCAATAGACTCTATTACATTATCTGCATTGATTTCTACTGAGGTGCTAAATTTATCTAATACTAGTTTTTGTCTTTCTTCTGTCTTGTTTGTATTAACAAACTCATTTACATTTAAATCATCTATGAAGTCAAATGTTAATTCATTCCATACATGTTTACTTAATCTAGGAATTGCTTTTAATGGTTCTGCTAATTCTTCTAGTTTATCCCAAACACTATATGTCTCAAATGTAAATTCAGGTGTTACTATATTACTCACTAGATTCCTTGTATCTTCATTCAACGTTATCTCTTGAATAAACGATGTATTATTAATATCCGACACTCTAAACGATTCTAGTATCTTATCTATTGATTCATCATAATAAGTTATAGGGTCAGTTACATCTTCTAGTTTTGTTGTTATTGTTAATGCTACTTTATATGTGTATGTATCTATTTCAATCGTAGTAGTCATGTTAGGTCGTATTTCTACCTCTACTAATTCATCTACTACACTTGATGTATAATCAAGAGTTATTAACCCTTGTGATATATCAAATAAGTTAATTGTTACTGGAACTACTTGTTCTTTTACTATGTTACCATTTATTTTAATTCTTACATCCCAATCATCTACACCTTGTTCAAAGCGTTGTAATTGAACTTCTAAGAATAATTTATAATCTGTGGTTGCTAGTTTCAACACATCTTCATCTATGATTGCTATATCTGTTGGTGCTGTTGTATTAGCTAAATCAATAAGATTATATACATCTGGAAGTAGTGTTACTGAATCATTAGGAGGTCCTAAGTCATCAGGATCAATATCTAACTGAGATGATGCTGTACCTACATCTCCTTTAGGTTGTGTGATTGCCATATCTGGTGATGCCTTTAATTCTAATAATTTGGTAGGTTCAATCAAACTTACTTTATGTGAGTATTCATGAGGAGTCACGAGTGATATTGTTTCTACATCATCTTCTCTAACGTAATAACGTTTTATGTCTCCATCTATATTAAACTCTACTCGTGTTAATTGAGTAAAAGGAACAGATAAGTCTAACCCTTCGATTGTATTTGATAGTGTAACAGGGATAATGAAATCCGCTAAATCTAACTCTTTGCTAATGTCATCACTATATGATACATCGTATAAAACTATTGACGAGATGTCATATTCAACATCATCTTTTATAATTGTTATTGTAAACATTGTTATCTACTCCTTTTTGTAATGTCCTTAATTAATCGTTCTTGGTAGTAGTTTGATTGATATTTATCTACCGCTCTTGTATTGATTAACTCTCTGTTTTCTTTTGCTAAGCCTAACGCTGTATACCCTACGAATAAGGCTGCACCGACGAAATTACCTGTTACTAATAACCCACCTGTTGCTCCTAACGTACCTAACCATTTTTTACCTTCGTTGATTCTTAAATTTCTATTTGAATCTCCTCTAAATGAACGGTCTTGTTGATATAAATCTAATGCTATAAATCCAGCAGCAGTTCCTATACCTGTTGTTTTTTTAATAGTATCAAATCTACTTTTACCTATTTTGTCTTCAAGTAAGTCTAATGCTGATTTTCTCTTTGGTTTTGTTTTATCTTTTGTTACTGGTGTCTCACCCTCTGGAACACCACCTTGTTGTCTCTCTAAGGCATCTGAACCACTAGGCGCACCTTCTACTTCTACTACTATTTTATAAGTATCTCCGCCTGCCATCTAATCACCCCAAACTTTTATATAATAAGAATGTAGCTTCTATTGTTTGAAATGTTCCCTCAGCAAACTCTATACCACCATTACTTATTACCATTGTGATTGTTCCGTTATCATACAAACAAGTTACTTCCTCTTCAACTTCAACGCATGACACTCCATAAAATATCTCGTACTCTCTATTTAGAAAGTCACCTGAGTCTACATCTTCTAACACTTTATTGATTTCAGCGTTATTGATGTGAATGAATTTGAATGTCTTTGATATCATTGATGTTGTAAACCTAGATGTGTCTTTACCCGGAACGGTTATTACATCGCCTGTAGGCCCTTTTTTCTCTATCTTACTAACATAACTTAATACTGGAACTGAAACGTTGTTAATCTTCAATGTAATGTCATCCGATACAATACCTTTAAACACAAAATCATATTGTATTTCAAAGAAGATAGATACTCGTTGTTCTCCTGCATCTACGTTTCTATTTATAAACGATGGCTTTTCAAATGTTGCTTGATATATCCAGTCGTCCAATTTAAAGAATTTACCTGTATATTGTCTGGCATATTCATTAAGTATATAATCCATATCATTAGCATCTTTAGTAAACGCATCAAACGTCACTAAGATTCTATCTCTATATCCTACATATTGTTGAGATGGAGAGAAGGAACCATTCAGTCTTACTGCTACCGCTCCTATACGTACGTCTTCACTCCATGCTTTGTCTTCTTCGTTATCTTGATAATGAGGTACTATAGCAAAAGGTATCGCTCTATCAATCTTTGTATCTGCTTTTAGTGTTATAGATAACGCATTTAAATCCGTATTCAATAATTTAACTATTGCCTTTAACGTAATTAAGTCTGCCATACAATCATCTCCTATCTATTACCTTCATAACTACCTGTTGCGTTTAACTCTGCTCTGATTAATCTAAATACCAACTCAACCGCTTCTCTGAACCATCCTTCATTAGGATTAGCTCGTCCGTTCCATTGAGGAGATATCCATTTCTCTTCTGTATATTTCATATGTGGCGCTGTTATTTTTATCTCATAACCTGTACCAGTAGCAATTAACTTAATACTAAGTTTTAGTTCACCACTACGTTCAGGCGCTATTGAATCTACAAGTATTCTTGCTTTCTCCATTGCATTTAATAATGTGCGTTGAAGCTGTTTTAATGTCATCGTAACGTCATTACCGCTTTACTTGTATATTCTTTAACTAGTCCTGGTAAAATAACCGCAGCCTTTGAATTATACGTGTTCTTGTTATACTCAACTAACATAATTTGATACGGTTTCTCGTCATCTGTTTGCTCCATTAATCTAAAGCGGTCTTTCTTTTTGAAGTCAATAAACTCATCACTAGATTCTATACGATGTGATCGTGTTCTCTTTTGTCCTGTAGTTCCATAAGTGCTTGTGTCTTTAGTATCTGAGTAATGTTTATATCTTACTTCCTTTGGTATCTCGCTTACACCATCGTTGTCGTAGTCTTCGTCATCCACAAATGTTGATGCTTCTATTAAGCGTTTAATTTCTTCACGAGTTTTGTCCTGGTCTGGATTGTAATTATACCATTTACCTGTATACCACTCGTTGTTTAATTTTCTATTGTACATTAGTAACCACTCCTATAATCCTCTGCTGAGATTTTATATGAGTATGGACCTTTGTGCAGTATTCCGTATGCAAATAAACCATCCATAGCATCTGGAGCTATTGAAGGTATGTTACTTAAATCCATTACTACCCCACTCTCAGGGTTAACCCAAGATAAGTCCTTGTCTAATGTATAACCGTTGCGTATAGTTGCTCTTACCATATCTAACATAGTCTCTAAGATTGTTTCTCTTATATCACCATTCTTTGCTAGTTTATGCTCGTCCGCCTTACGCTTGTCAATATCTCTACGATTATACTTATATATAAATTTATACATATCTGCTGAAAATTCTCTAATCAACTGATTGGCATTGTCTTTACTACCTGCAAATTGTACAAACGATACATTAAACTCTTTATCTATTGCATCAATCGTTAATCTATATCGATGTTTATTATCATCGTAAATCATATTTGTATCGTCCGATGGGTCTACTTGATTATCGTAATACTCTCTCATCTAATCACTCCTTTTAATAAAAGAGGGCAGGGCATTCACCCCACCCAATTAATTTATTCTATTTCTTACGTTGCTGATGCATCATGTAATTTAACTAATGCTCTTGATGTGTTTGTTAATTTGTATCCTGATACGATTTGAACTTGCGCTAAAATTCCTAAGAATCTTGAAGGCTCGTCAACTAATCGAGTTGCGTCTACTGATGTTACAATACTGTATGCATCTGAATCATACATTACATATTCTAATTCGTCATCCGCTTTAACCCAAGTAACTCCACCTACAACGTCGCCATCTTCTAACCATGAATCTACTGATTGATATTCAACAACGTTAAGTCCTGCGATACTACCTACGATTCCACCTGCTACTGCTAAATCTCCGATGACACCAGTTCTTTGGAATTCATCTGATTGTAGTAAGAATCCATAGATTGAAGGTGATACGATAATAGTATTTGGATTAGCTTTAGCTTCTACCATTTTTTGTCTATCATCTACGATTTGATCGTATACTGTACCTTTAGCTAATAAAGTTAATTTATTATCTGATACCAAAATTGAAGTAGTTAATACTAATGATTTAAACGCTTGTAAATGCCACGCTTCTGCTACTTCTTTAATTGCTGTTTCCATTTCAACTGCTGCTGCTGCATACGCTACTGAAACTACTGTAGCTCCATACATTTTTCTTGAACGGTTGAATTGTTTATCTAATGCGATAGTAACTAAACTATCTTGTACGATTGAATCAGAGAAATCTGCACCTGGTGCTGTTGGTGAGATAACTGCGATACCTGCTTTATGTACGAATATTTGACCTGCTGGTCCTGTTTGATATTTATCTGTATATGTCATTCCTGGTTGGAATGGACGATTGGCCCATAAATTCGGTTCTACTAATGCACTATATTTGTCATCTGTATAGTGTCCTGTTGATGCTGGATATAATAAATTTGCCATTGTTTAATCTCCTTTTATTTTGGTTTTGGTTTGTAGTAGGGATTATTGGCGTAATTCTCTGCCATATATATATCTACTTCCGTTTGTCCTGTAGGTGGCTTACTGTTGTTAGGGTCAGTTACACCAATCTTTATACCTTCTTTAGATACAAACGCTGGGTACTTCTTAATAACATCTGCCAACTTTTCATAATCATTTCCTGCTAATAACAAAGCGTCAGGTAAATCTTTTTCAGAGATGCCTAATTCGGTAGATTTTAGTTTACCATTTAAAACAGCTTCTTTAGTTTGCCATTCGCTCTCTTTAGTTTTATATGAGTCTAATTGTTCCTGCAATATGTCTTGCTCGGACTTTTGGCTTGTTTTCCATGTATTATACTCATCAAACTTTGCTTTTAGTTCTACTGGGTTAAAAGCATTGATGCCTAATTCTTTTGATAATTCTCTCATTGCTTCTGTTTTATTTTGTGCCTTTAGTTCCGCTGCGTTAGTTTCCGCTAATGCGGTTGCTTCGTTCGCTGCTATTTGTTCGGGTGTTAAATCTGCCATTTTGTTTCCTCCGTTTTAAGTCTGTACGACTATGTCCTAACTTATATGGCGTTAGTTGCCAATATTGATTCTATTATATTCGGTCTTGCTATAATACCTAATTTCAATAAATTCTCTTTACTCATCAATGATGGGATAAGAGGTCTCTTAGTTGGTTTCTCTGACACTGTCATTAAGTCACGATCACTGAATTGTGCATCATCTTTAAACGTCACACTACCAACTTTGCTAAATGATACTTTCGGATTTATTAGTTTTCTCCATACGAAGCTACCTTTACTACTTGATTTAAGCATTGGTCTAAATAAATCACCTGCACCTTTATATTTATATGTTGCTCCTCCGTGAAATCGAACTACTAAGTCGTTTCCATCTTCGGCTATTGCGCTTACATTACTTGATAATACATGTTGAAATCCTGCTCTTGATAACTGTGCTTTTTCTTTTGCTGAATGGCGTAGTCGTTTGAACTTCCTATTCTTATCTTCTAAGCGTATAGGCATTATTCTTCTACAGTAGGGTTAGTCGGTTTTCCATTATTCAACATTGTTTTAGCTTGGTCTTCTGGTATATTCAAGAATGTCATAAGCATTTGTAATGCACCTTCATATGATAATACACCACTGTTGAAACTCTCTACTATTGATACCGCAGAAGTTATTTGTGCTCCATTTAATAATGTGTCTTCTACGCTTTCTGTATCATTTGTATCATTTGTATCTAATGGGTCAACTGCGTCTTCTTCATTATCAGTAGTAATATCTTCCTCTGTGGTTGGTATTACTTCATCTAACAGTTTAACTCCATCTTCTACTAACTCTTCTCCATCTTTAGTATTAACATCTTGTAATGCGCTTGCTTCCGCAGTACTTAACGATTCAATACCATTCTCTATTTTGATTCTAGCACTAATAGCTAGTTGCTCTTTCTCTGTTTTCTCATCGTGGACGTATTTAACTCCAGTTAATATATCCCAAGAGATACCTGTTCCGTCTGTTACTTCTTTTGTTCTATCTGCTTTAGACTTAACAATATAGTCTTCAAATGCCACTATGATATTAAACTCTGGTATTGATGATACTGTAAAGTTTCCATCTTGTCCTGGTTTCATAGTCTTAGTCATTATATGAAACTCTAATGCTGTCTGGATAAAGTCTTCTAAGAACTCAGTCCATAACTCGATTTTCTTATTACGAGTACGGATTGATACTTTCTCACGTTCTTGCTGTGATTCAGCACTTGCATCTATACTTTCTAATCCAGTTACTCCTACTGTTAATGGGCTTAGTCCTGCATTGTTTAATGCTTGTGTAACCCACATCTTGTATGACTCTTTATGTTTCTCTGTTCTTAAATCACCTTGCTCATATTGTATTTTAGCTCTGTCTACGTTCTCACTTGGACTATCAGCATATACCATATGATTCCTTTTAAAGTCATCAGGTGCTTGTTCTCCTCCTTTAGAGTCTTTTGGTACATACTCTTCTGGAAAGTATCTAACTAACTTACTATCTCTAAATTCTTGAATCTCAGTTGATAATATTTCATCTATTGCATCGAATGATCCATATGAACCTGCATAATCTGATTCACCTAATATACTATGTCTAAACTCACTGTTAGGTAGTTTGTTAGGCTTGTATAAACTTAACTTATTAAAGTAACCTGTGAATGTTATTTTCTTTAAGTCTTTAGTTTCCTCTAAATCTTTGAAACTAGCTTCGTGCCATTGAGCATTCTTATTTGTATTTGTGCCTACTGTTGTGAAACTAAGTTTATGTAATTTATAGTCAATGTATGCTCCACTTTTATCAACACCATACATTTCACTTAATCTATACTTTTGGTCACCTTTCTCATAGTACACATAGAATATATCTTCTACTATACGCCCACTCACTACAACGTTTGTGTAGTTTTCAGGTTGCCACGATTCAAGTATAGGGTATTCACTTATCAATGGATTACGTGTCATTTTCCACGCTACCCCACCACTCCATGATTCAGTCTCTATACCTTTGCTCATAAGTATTTTAAGTTTGTTTTCTTTTAGCATTTCGTCTAATTCATCTTGTAAGGTTTCCTCGTCTTTACCTTCTACTTGGATACTCATACCATTACCAATGATTAAATCAACCATCTTCTCGCTTATTAGTTGTGGGAATCCACTATGTATCTTGCGGAATTCAGTATTAGAATTTACCCAAAAATAGTTTAGTGATTCACTTGCTTGTGCTGAACGCCAATACTTAGGTGCTTCAGTCTTATAGAAATATTGTAAGTCAGGTTCTATACCTGAATACCATACACTGTTCTCTAGTAATCTACGTGTCATATATCTGTCATTGTATCTGTCTGGTAACGTAACTAATAATGGGTTATACTTCATCTCTGTTCCAACTCCTTTGCCATAGTGTGCTATTCTTTTATCTATTGCTCTATTAGCCCAATAGAGAGGGTTTATTGCTTGCTTTATTTTCATTCTTCAACCCTCCTATTTAGGATAGTATGTCTATTATTCTTTCTTATCTTCAACGTGCGGTGTTATATCAAACTTAAGCATTTGTAATGTAACAAATACCGTATCTAGTTTATCTTTTAAGTTTACTACTAACCCTGCTAATTGTTCTTTTGTTAAGTTCTTACTGTCCGTACTCTCTAATAACATTTCGTAATTACTTTTCATATTGTACCTCTTTCTTATTCTCGTATAACTGGTTTACTGCTATTTGTCTTTCTCATCATATATGCGGTGTAAGGTGCTTGTCCGTACTCTACACCATCTACTCTATCTTTATGCTTATGTTCTTTAAATCCTCGTATATCAGTCTTTGATGTTGTTACATAGAATGCTTTGGTAAACGACTCATATATAGGTGTTGTTCTGTTAGTGAATAATAATCTACCTTGATCGAGTAATGTTTGTCCTGCTTCTATTCTATCAATGATTGTATACTTATACGCTTTATAACACCTTAATCCAAAGTGTAGTTTCAATCTTGCATCCATTGTCAATCTCATTATCTTAGCTGCTGCATCTATGAAGTCTCCTTTAATGTGCATTGAGTATCTTTCATAGTATGGCGTGAACCATTTAACGAATGCATCCCATATTTGGTCGTGGTTGATATTATTAACTTCAAAGAAATCAACTACTATATGGTGATTGAAATTTCTTGTAAAGACGTTTAATGTAAGTACGTTGTTATCTGTACCACCTACATCTTGTCCTATTGTGATTATCTCTAATCCGTGTTTGTTAAGGAACTCCATATCGTTTACATTATCTGATAACATATCTAAATGGATAATATTCTTTTCTCTTGTCATGTAGTCTGCATATATTACACCTTCACGTATTCCTCTTATACCAAGTATTTTAGTTTGCCATTGGTACGAGCCTTTAGGTGTATTCTCAATTAACTTCCTTCTATCTTCCATTGTCATAGTAGGGTTGTCATCAAAGTTAAAAAAGTAATATACAAAGTCTTCGCTCTCTGGACTACGTTCTAATTCTTTGATAGTCTCAGGCGGTACTTGATGTTTGTATTTGTCTGTTGGTCTCCCTTTATTTAAGTGGTCCGTGTATACTGGTGTATCTGGGTCTCCTCCATTTGATGTAGCATATAGGAATCCACCGTTCCTAAATACACGAATAAACAACTCACTTATAAAGTCGTTGTCTGCTATGTTAATCTCTTCTATGTTAAATCCATATATTGTTAAACCTAATATGTCACTCCAACGTTTCTTGTTATCATAACCTGATAGGTATATTATCTTGTTTGGTTTTACCCCTTGCATATCTATAATAATCTTTGCTCCACCTTGTCCTGCATTTGTATACGTGCAGATAGGTTTGAATATGTTATAGAATGAATCAGGGTTCTGTATATACATCTTTTCTAATACTGGTAGCGATTTACCACCTAGAAAGAATTGTGTGTGTGTATCTGGTGTTTCCATTATTCGTAGTATAAATGATATGCCAAATATAAATGACTTACTAGAGTTAGTTACGCCTTCACCAAATATAACCTGGTGTCTATCTTTAATAAGGTCTCTATGCTTCTCTAATATTAACACTTGATCTAATGTCATAGTTTCTCTACAAATCGAGCAAACATTGCACTAAACTCTTTTACCTCTAGGCTACCACTAATATCTATTCTATCTCCCCATTTTTGAGGTGCTAGGTTCTTTAATGCGAATATCAATAGTGTAGAATTACCTTCTAATGCCTTTTGGAATAATGTTTGTTCCAACTTAGCTATTAAAGTATCCTTACTGATTTTTAAGGCTTCCGTTAATTCTTTATACTCGTTCTTATATTTCTCTAGTGAAGATACTGATATATCTAACACTTTGGCTATATGTTCTTCCGTATTACCATCGATTCGCATTGACTTGATTAAATCTAAATATGGCTTTACATGAGTTTCATACTTGCTCTTTCTTCCACCTGGCATTTGACTACACCTCTTTTTTGCTCTTGAGTGTGAGCGTATCTTGTGTTTGGTACACAATAACCTTATTATACACTTTTATTGTAAACTCTTTTGCTGTGTAATGTCAATGTTTTTGTATATTGCCATAAAAAAGGAGGGTATCAACCTCCTATTAGATCACTCCATTCTTATATGTTATTTAATGCTATTGCTATCTTATTTTTCATTAAATCTCCATCCCATCTATCGAAATAAAGTATACTTCATCAATTTGTGTAAACAAATCTTTCAATTCTAGATATTTTGTAGTATCGACTTTACCTAACTTTTCATTTAGTTTGTGTATTTCTTCTCTTAATTCATCTACTAATTTACCCATACTCTACTCCTCCAATCCTTGATAGAATTCACCAAGTAATATTATTAGGTGTGGTGGTATAGCGTAACCACTTATGGCATATGTATTATGATAGATGTTACATCCAGTAATACAACCACCTTTTCGGTCTCCACTTGCAAACACAAATAATCGTTCATCGTCTTTGTATGATACTTCTTCTTTAAAATACTCACTCAAAGCCTTACATACGGATTCACTTGTAGGTTTGTTATGTTCCCTAATAATATTTTGAATATCAATACATTTATCATCAACGCTATAACAACTATCATTATCTCGTATGACTTTTTTAATCTTAATATATAATGATTCTTCTTTCTTACTTGTCATTACTATCACTCCTATTCATTGTATGGGGTTATCCCTATAAAATTGTTCTCTATCTTCTCGGTCTTGTGCTTCTTTTATATTTTCATATTTCCTTTTGTATTCCTCCAATGCTGGTATCTTAGATAGTTCTTGTTTAATTGATGATAATAGAAATTTATATCTTTGCTCGTTCATCGTGGTTGATGTTTCTAATTCTTCCAACGCACTCTCTACATTGCCTATTGGTGTGATAGGTTGTAGGGGGCATTTAGGGTGTCGTTTATCGTATACCGCAATGCTTTCTCCTAATGTTTTTCCTATCTTTGTATAGGGACAAGTTAAGAATACGTCTCCGCCTTGATGCCTATCTTTAAAACTTAGTTTACATTGTCTACAACTCTTAGGTGTAGGTATTACTAATTTACTTTCACTCATTTCTTCATCTCCTCAGCGTTAGCATTGATAGGTGCTAGGTCTAAATCGGTGTACCTGTTATCTATTGCATTGCGTTTAGATTCAAGTTTTACTACTTTGTTAGTTAAATTATAATTAGTATCGTATGTCATTTTTATGATTGCATCTTTATCTTGTAGTTTTTGTTTGATTGTGGTGAAAAAGTTATATTCTTCTCTCAACTTTTTAAGTTTACCCTCTAATTTTGAGGTATCAAATGAACTATCTTCTAAACTATCTAAATTCCCTTGTATATTTTGAATTTCTCCATCTATACAATTTATCCTATGTTCCAACACACTCTCTACATTGCCTATTGTTGTGATAGGTTGTAAGGGGCATTGTGGGTGTACTTTGCTACTAGCCTCCTCATAATCTTCTGAACCAAACTCACATGCTAGATAATATTCACATTCACTACAACTATTTGGTGTATCAATTACTAATTTACTTTGTTCCATTATAACTCCTCCAATTCAGCATTGCTGTTGTGTGGTGCTAGGTCTAGTCTTTCGTACTCTTCGTGTATTAGTTTTATCGTTGTATTAGTGTTATTCGTTCCGTGATGCTTCTTTATTGCTTTGAACTCGTTATTACTCCTCTTGTTTAGTTTAGCTTGTAACGTGAAGACTTTTATTTCATCTATTTTTATTGCTTTAGCCATTATTTTTCCTCCTTTGTATTCTTTTATACTCGTATTATATCATACACTTTACCGTATTACAACACAAAAACGATAAACTTTTACATCTATCGCTTTTTTAGGTGTTACTCATGAACTAACTCCCTTTCTGTTATCTCATTCACGCTTATCTTCACGTGACTTGGACTTGTTAATAATCTTGGTTATATAATATTTGCGTTTACCTTTTCGAGCTATAACTCTCTTTTCTTCCTCCGTTGTATTTGTGTGTCCGTTTTCACATACTGTCTTATACGCTTTGATTGTGAACGTTATACCGTTATGTGTGAGGTTGATAACTTGTTTCTTAGTTATACGTTCAACGATCAATTTACAAGTATAACAATATATATCTTTCATACTGTATTATACCATAGAGAAAGGCACAAATCAATGTGCCTAGTTTGTTACTCGATATTAGGTTGTTTAAATACTTTTTTATCTACACTTACCTTTTCTAATTGACGTGGTGTTTCTAATTTAACAATCTCTTCATTACCAAACCACTTACCACCTTTAACTAATTGGTATTCGTTATATACATCAACCAACCTCATTGCATATACAAATTGTGCTTTTGTTGATTTGCCACGTGTAACCGCATCGCCTAAATTAATCTTAGCGTTATCGTGTGCTATCATTGTGTCTATGCGTGATTTGTAGTTCTCGTTAGATAATGTTAGTTCTTCGTTGTTGTCCATATAATAATCTCTTGTTTTCCTAACCAAACTCAAACTGTTAATTGATTTGATTGATTCTTTTACTTCTAACTCTATTATTTTATCTCTCTCTTTGATTTTCCTACTCTTTACGTAACTTATACCTAATTCAAATATAAACAACGATACAAGCGAAATTATGAATGTTCGTTCTAATAATTCTATACCTTCTTTATTGTACATTAATGCTGTTTGTAGGAATATCACTCCTATTACTGTTAAATATATTATTACTCTTTTCATTTCTTTCCTCCTTTAAATAATTCTAGTGATTTGTGTGATATTAGTAAGGGACCATTTCCAAATTCTACATCTAAACTTTCTTGTTGACTACATTCAATAACAATTCCTACGTCTCCCACATTATAAAAAATTCCTATTGACACTTCTTTTTTATTAGGTATCACTACTACTTTATCGCCTTTTTTAAACTCTTTCATTCTATCTCTCCTTCTAATTCTAGTCTTTGCATTAATAGTAAATTATACATTGCTATGTCTGCCTCTGTAGGGTTTTCAATTGTATTCTCGTACTGATATATTAATATGTCCAACATCGCTATTGTTGCAATCGCTATTTCATCTTCTAATGTTGTTATATCTTCTTCTAATGGGCGGTAATCTAATTCAACATAACACTCTTCATATCCACTCGCATCTTGACATTGTGCATATAATAATCCGTTGCTTTCTTCATAGAATACAAAATACTCTTCGTATAAATTTTCTTGATATCGTGCAGATTCTTCAATCAACTCATCTACTTCATCATCTGTGTAAGTTATATCATCGTTATAATAGTTAGATTCTACCATACTTAATACATCGTTATACTGCATTTCAAGTAATTCATCTACCTCTTCGTTCGTATACCTATACTCCCCACACCCACTTAATCCTAGTGTTAGTAATATCGTTAATACTAATAAAACTTTCTTCATATCAATTCTCCTTTTTCTATTTTATTATATTCGTGGTAGTCTACATCTCTGCGTCTACCTTTTTGTGATTTAACTTTCGTGTCTACTTCATAATCTCGGTGCAGTTGATATCCTTGTTCGTGTAATGCTGTATCTATCTTCGGTTTATTGAACTCGTATATTATCGTGCGTGATTTGTCGATGAGTTCATTGATTCTATTTTGTATATATGGTGTGGCGGTATTCATTGGTTGCCTCCTAACATTTTACTTAATATTTCTACGATCAATTTTGGTGGCACACTAGCTTTCTCAGCATATGAGGTTACTTTCTTTTGATTAGCACCGTACTCTTTTAATGTAGTCCTACTACCTATTTTTCTTCCGTGATATTCGTGATTACATTGTTTTAAGTCTAATACATACTTACTAAATATATTAGTAGACTTCTTATAATCAAATCCATACATACAATAATTAGTATTGTTCATTACGTATAGAGGATTAAGGAAGTTTTTGATATAACTTGTTTGTGGGTTCTCAATTACAAAGTCACAATCGTAATAATCTATTATCTTTTGAATATTAGACACTAACTTAATACTAAAATGTGCGTCTTCTTTTATTTTATCTTGGTCACTATTTTTGTATATGCTATTTTTCAAAGGTTCAAAATTTTCTCTTACTTTAACTCCTTGCTTAGTTATCTCAAAATATAAATTACCACCTTTAATAGCTGCGGCGGTGCTAAATTTATTACACGGAGGACTAACCCATATGAAATCAGGGTTAAATCCTTTCGGCAATACTTCAACAACTTTATTAACAATATCATCTTGTGATAAATCTAATATGATGTTTTCGCCTTCTGGACTATATATATCAATTCCATAATATTCAAAGTCTATACCTCTTTTTAATCCCATTAACAAGAAAGCCTTTAACATTGATTGAGTTCCACTAAATAAGTCTAATACCTTTATCATTCTATTACCTCAATTCTAACCCCTGCTTTATCACTTAGTTCAAATTCGTCTTGGAAACCTAATAGATATCTATGTGTATCGTTTGGTATTATTTTTGACTTAACTAATCCATCTAAAATTTGTTTCTTGGCACTCGCCGAGTTGTCGGGATCAGTTTTTCTATCTTTTATTAACCAAGTAAATTTAAGCCTACAAGGTGTTTTAAATGGTGTCTTATTTAACGTTGTCAATCTTACAAACTCCGTTTCGGTTTTCTTTATTTTATTTCCTGCATGATAATTACCACGATTAGCATTTATCATTTTGTTCAATGATGTAAACTCATAGTATAGTGTTATCATATATCTAACCCTCCTCAAAGTCTGTAAATATACTTGTTTGTCCGTTTGCCGTTATACCATTAAGTCTATTCTTAGCTATGTCATAATATTCTTTATCTATTTCAAACCCTATGTACTTTCTACCGAGTTCTTTTGAAGCCACACAAGTTGTACCACTACCTAGAAAGAAATCGGCCACTATGTCATTTTTCTTGCTACTGTTTCTTATTAAAGTTTTAATAATATTTAATGGTTTTATAGTTGGGTGTTTGAATTTCTTTTTATCATCCATATTTAATGGTTGTCTAAATACAGTATGAGCATCTTTGTAATTTTGCGGATTACAATATCCACCTTTTCTAAAATACAAACAGTATTCTTTATCTGTCATATATTTATTACTAAATAGTGGAGTTGCATTGCTCTTCTCCCAAATTATAATATCAAACTTGCAACCATTCTTTGTAACAAAAAAATCTAAATATTGTATTAATTGTTTATGATTACACCAAATATAAATGTTTGTCTTTTTTTGAATACGTAACAACTCTGGGAAAATATTTTTATTTATACCGTTAGCAATCGTTTTGCGTTTAGATTCTAATTCACTATTCATATTTTTAATAGATTTTGCTAAATCACTTTTTGTTCCTCCTTTTGTAGACTCAATAATATATGGAGGGTCTATGATGATCAAATCTATGCTATTATCTGGAATATTTTTAATTGCTTTGTATGAATCCTCATTGTATATATTATTTAGTTCATATTCCATTCTCTTTCCTCCTAAAATTCTTCGGCCATTTTGTCTAACCAATCTGGCTCGTTGCGTTTATTTGATTTTTGATTTAGATAACCTTCAAACTTATTACCAAACAATGTTTCTGGTCTTAAGAATTTCATATATTCCGTTTTATACCAATCATCATATTTGTTATCAATAACCTTGTAAAAGTTTTCTAAGGTAAATCCTTCATTAAACCTTGCTTTAATAAATCCTTGTGTTTTTTTACTTGTTGATTTATAAAATGTATCGTTCTTTTGATTTAAATAACTAACAATATCTTGATATGGTATAGTTGAGGTTTCCTCGACAATAGTTTCTATATCTAAGTCTAAACCTATATCTAAGTCTAAACCTAAACCTATGCCAACACTTGGCTGACTACTGACTGACAGTTGCTCTCTTACCTCTGTATAGGCATTTGCTTCGTTTAATTCTAGTAAGGACTTTTCCTTTTTATGCACAGTTGGTATGATACGATCAATTCTAATTGTATTATGAATTAACCAATGTTTAATAACTACAACTCCACTCTCAAAAGCTAATACAAATCGCTTACCAATTAACATCTTTAAATCATCTTCTCTTGCACCAATCATTCTCATTACTTTCTTAACTCCGTTAGTAAATCCTTCATCGTCAGTTCGTTGTAATAAGTGAAAATATAATGCTTGTGTAGATAATGGCATTTCTAAGAAATCATCACTATCCGTTATTTGTAAACTAACCATTCTTTTCTTTGCCATATTATCGCCTCTCTATATCGTCATTCTCAATGTACCATATATCATTATGACCAAAATAAACCCAAGTTCCTATTTTCTCTCGTTGTACTACTAATCCATAATCTCCATTATGATTTACTATCTCGTCAACATACTTCTTGCCATCGGGAAATTCGATTATAATTCTTACTTCTTCGCCCGTTATTTCAATTCCATTTATTCTCATATCTATTTTCCTACTTTCAATGCTTCTTTTAACTTCTTCATGTTATCTTCGTTTGGTTGTGTAACTCCTTGTTCCCAATTACGAATAGTATTAAGACTAACGTTACATTCTATACCTAGTCTTGCTTGTGTGATTCCTAGTTCAGTTCTTCGTTTTTTAATGTTCACTATATCACTCCTTTCATAAACATTATATCATACACTTGGTTGTTGTGCAACCACCAATAAGAGGTAAATAAAAAGAGGCGATTAACCTCTCTTATCTTAAACTCATTTGCATAGCCCATAATGCGTATATACAATATGATATTACTAGGGTGGCTAGGGCTATTAATATTTTACGTTTCATTGGTTGCCTCCTCGTGTATGTTGCCTATTACTTCACAATCTAACACACAAAATCCGTAACCTAATTCCATAAAAATAACCTCTTCCTCTAATGTCCCGTCTTCACTATATTCAGTTGTTTCTCCTTCGCTATCCTCAAAATAAAACCCTGTTAGTCCATTCCAAGAACCATCATATCCTATCTTTCCAAACTTTACAATTCTTCTACTAGATAACTCATCAACGATATCTCCCTCGTAAATTTCTACACCGTTCTTATCTTTTAATCCAGTGAACATTTCAACGATATGTAATTTACTGTCGTCTCTCCATATTCCATCAAGTTTATATTTTCTAAACAACTTTCCGCTTGGAGTTAGTGACGTTTCTTCTTTCTCATATTCTCGTTGGTCTATACACCATACTCTAAATTTAATTTCTCTCATTTCTTTTCCTCCTTGATTAGTTTACATTTTACCGTGTACGATGTTTTGCATAGACTACACCAATATACATCTATCCCTTTTGGGGGAGGTGGTACCATCCATGCACGTTGTCTATATTCTTTAGGATGAGGACACTTCTTAAATACGTTGATGAGTTTGATTAACCATTTCATTTTGATTGCTCATTTTTGCTTATTTTCATCTCTATTGAGTCTTCGTTTAATGTTTTTACTATGTCTCTTGGGACGTTATTAACAAGTGATTCCACTACCTCAAACGGTAAATTATGAATCGTTGCCACGAACTGATTATCTATATCACTACCTAAAGTAAATTGTTCGTTAGCGTATCCTATTAGAGCATTTTCAAGTTTAATATATAAATCTCCACAACCTTGATATGTAAGATTAAACTTACTTAATACCCTTTCTAATCTTTGTTGGTATTTAACCGCTTTAGAATAATCTGCACCACATTTGATACAAGTGTTAAACACTACTAAATATTTAACCTCTAATATAAATTCTTCACTTCCACATTTAGGACATTTCATTATAACCCCTCCTCTAATAATTGTTCTATCATACTAATTTGATGTCTACTTGCGCCTGTGTCGTGCTTACGTATATAGTTTAATCTATCTTGGATTGCACATAGAAAGTCATTCTTGGACTTCTTATCCATTTTATCTTTATGTTTAGATGTATTGTCGAATCTACGGTAATATCCTTCTAGCGTGTAAATACTGTATGTTGGATTAGTGCCTATGTATTTATAGTTATTCCATTTCTCTTTCATATCACGTATGTCACGATCAGTTAGCTTTAAATTATATTCGTGGTTAATATCGTTGACTAATTCCTCTTCTTTATATCCTGTTGAATCGTTAGTCCATTTCATTAACTCAACGAAATACTGTGCGACCTTATCGAACTCAACTTGGGGACTTAGTTTAACTCTCATTGTTGTCGCTCCTTTAGTTCATAGTATGAAATAATGTTATTAATATTTTTCCAAGTTTCTTTGTCACTTGTTGTCATAGCGTAAGATTCTTTACCTAAAACTTTATCATATATATCATCTCTCACTATCTTACATGGGAGACCAACAAATCTATAAGTGCATTCGTTTTGGTCTACTGCCATACAGAACATGTCAACACTTGCTGACTCTTTAATCCATATGTGATTTTCCTCTTGGTTTTGATACTCCTTTAATTTGTTTATAGCATCTAGTATCGTGTTTAAAGTTTCCATTCCTATTCCTCCTATTTATTATATTGAAAATTCTTGTATTTGTTATATACTAACTCACTTGTTAATATATCGTAATGACTTCGTAAATAACTTTCGCAATAGTCCTGGATATGCTTTGCTTGTGAATCACTTACTCCGTTATCTAATGCGTGATGATGTTCTTGACATAGCAATACACCATTCTCCTTAACTCCTAATCCACCTTTAGAACGAGGATAGAAGATGTGTGCTACACCTAACATTTGCTTATTACAGTTAGGCATTACACATTTGTAACTATCACGTGAGTATATTAACTTCCTAGTCTTAGGACTGAACTCTAACTTTCTACTGACACTACTCATCAAGCCACCATCTCTATCCTTTACTCATTGTTTTCTTTCAATATATCACTTATTAAAGTTTGTTTATAAGGAAGTTTTAACCCCTTAAATAAACCCCTAACTTCATTACCAAATATAAAGTACTTTGCTTCTTCTGGATTTGAAATAAACGTTGCTTCGTGGTCATCTATTACTAACTCGCTTCCAGTATCACTAATGTAAGGTGCGTATGTTTTAAACATTTTTAATAATTGTCGTTGTAAATCTGTCATACTATCATCTCCGTTTCTATATTATGTTCGTTGCAATATCTCATTTAGTGTTGCCCCACTCTTTGTCGTATTGATTCTCCATGATGCGTATTTTAAGTTTCTTAACGTTTATTGCTTCTAGTGCTGACTTATACATTGTTTCACCTATATCACGATCAAATCTTAATTTAGCAATACTTGGCGTTCCATAACATAAGTCTTTAATAACTGTCACCTTTTGTCCTTCATCACGTAATTTCAGTATCTCAGTTCTCATTGCAATCTTATAATTCATTTCAGCAGTGGCATAAACTCTACCACGTTTACCTAATTGTTTTAACGCTTCTTCCATTATTGATACTTCATTCATTATCTCGTTATACATTTACTTCACCTCTACTATTTTATATGTGTTTCCTTCTAAATCGGTTGCTGTTTGTTTTCCTTTTTTTAATTTTAAATGTATATAAGTATGACTTCTTCCCAAAAATAAACCAGCTTGTACTTTTGACCTAAACTCTTTATAGTTATCTTCGCTATCAATTAGAGCAATTTTATGTTGTGTCGGCATTAACCCTGTATGGAAAGCGTGTTGGATGTTTTCTTTCAACGTACACCATTCAATGTTTTCAACTTTGTTATTAAGTCTATTACCATCTATGTGATTGACTGTCATTCTTTGTCCTGTTCCTTTGATTGTGTAGCCATTTGGTATGCCATAAAACGCTAATGCAACCAACCTAGCCACAAGCCAATCTTTCGGTTTTTTATTTAGCCATAAGGTGACCCTGTATCCCATTTGAGGATTAACTACTTTCGTCTTGTTTTTAAGTATTCTTCCGTTCCATCTTCTAACGCCGTGTCTTATTGAGTGTGTAACTTTACCATCTATCGTTCTTATTCTACCAAGACTAGAAGCCTCATACACATTTTCATACACTGGTATAGGCTTCCATATCTCGTTTTCTAAACAATATTCTTCTATTTTAAATGTCATTATAACACCTCCTACTTATAGTTTACTAGAAAGGTTACAAAATGTCAACTTCATCAAAACGGAAGCGAATCCTCGTCTATATCAATCGTTTCGTAATCTTTCTTCTTATGTAATCCGTTCATATCATCTTGTAATATCGTGAAGTCAATATCCTTTTCCGCTTCTTTTTGTGCTTCCGTTTGTTGGTATGAATCTTGTTCTTGAGTTCCTTTTGGTTCTAAGAATTGAACGCTATCACATACGACATCAGTTGTGTATTTTCTATTGCCTTCTTTGTCATCATATGAACCAGTTTGGATACGTCCTTCAACTCCAAGCAACGAACCTTTTTTTACGAATTTAGATATATTCTCCGCTTGGTTTCTCCATACGATACATTGAATGAAATCCGCTTTTCTCTCTCCGTTAGCTTCCGTAAATGAACGATTAACCGCTAATGTAAATTTAACGAATGCGATGTTGCTTGCTGTATATTTTAGTTCTGGTGCTTTAGTAATGCGACCTACTAATATTGTTCTATTTATCATTATTCTTCCGCCTTATCTTTATCTAGTTTTAACTTCTCAATCATAAACTTTGCGTTACGATAAGTCATTGATTCTATGTCATCACACTTAAAGAACGTCAACCATTTAGCAAGTTTATCATCTTCAACTTCTTGTAATTCTTTATGTTGTTTCTTTGTAATTTGTTTGATATTTCCTTCGGTAAATCTAACTTTACCATTTTGATCGGTTATCTGTACGAACGTAATCACGTTATTTATTATCTCTATATCGTGTACATGAAACTTACTCCACGTTTTAAATCTACCGCTATTTTCAAAGAACTCTTTATCGTCAATCGGTTTAATTTTAATATGTGGTGCGGTATATAATTCTCTACCTATTCCCCAATTAAAACAAGCACGTTTGAAACTATCACTTGCTAATCCTTTCGCTTTCTCTGTATTCGATTCACTACCTGTATCCTCTTTACCTATCCATTGCTCTAAGTCTTCGCTGTAAATAGATACTGTACAGTTAGCGTTATCTCGGCTGTGTTCACGTTTCCAACCAAATGGCGTTACAGTCTCATCAAGGATATTCATATCGCATCTAGCATCCTTATATAATAATAGTGTAAGCCAAGTTCCTTTAATCTGTGATACTCTACATTCAATCTCACTCGCTTTTAATCCTCTAAACATTCTATTGTTCCTCCTTGATTGATTTTTTAAATTCGTTATATAGTTCTTGCACTTTATTAGTGTTTATCATAATAACGTCTAACTCACCAAAATCTTCGTCCTCTTCTTGTAAATCATTTCCTGTATAATCAATTAGTTTTTCTTCTTTACAAACGCTAAAGTCGTCTAGCGAATTATCATATCTTGCTTCAAAGAACGCACTTGCAAATTCTTCATCTACAAACTCAATAGATAATGGTTCCCAACCACTTCCGCTCCCACCGTGATTTATTAATGCAACATTGTCGTTGTCAATCTCAACAATATACTTATAACTCCAATAATACTCACAGTCGGTATCACGAAAATATAATACTTTGTTTTGCAATATATCTTTTAACTTCATTCCTACTCACTCTCCTTTTTGCTGTCACGATGAATATAGAATCCGTAATTTAACAACCCTGCTCCAATGTTTATAAATCCCATCGTGTAACTATTGTTGCCTATTAACACAACCCCTGTTACTGTCGCAACTATAAATGCGTATAGACTAAGATATTTTATATACTTCATATTACTCACTTACCTTTCTATATATATTTAATATACGTTTTTCGCTAACTCTAAATGCCTTTGCTAATTTGATAACTTCGATTGCACTTGGTACCGCACCGTTATCTAACCTTGATATACGTGCTTGTGATACATCAATCCTGTTCGCTAGTTCTTGTTGCCTAACTCCTTTTGCTTGTCTTAATTCTTTAAATGTCATTTCTAACACCTCCTATCCATATTGTATCATATCATTATTCGCTATGCAATATAAACTTATTTATTTATGTATAGAAAACTCTTGACATTGATATTCAGTAGTGTATAATTAAGGTGAGATTAAAAGTGGCAACCCCACATAAAGGAGAGTAAGATGAAACAATTAACATTCAAAGAGTTTAGGAAAAACGGAACTTATATTTTAGCAGTTGGAGAAGAACAAAAATCAATTCGTACAGCGTGGCTTAAAAGAAATAATTATGAGTATTTAGAATATGGTAGTATGGGTAACGAATTAAAATGTCATGATGGTGGACTAACTACTGTATTAGGATTAAATAAACATGACCTTTCGCAAAAGATGGAAATCTATTCAGTATATCAACTTGAAGGTTGGGACGAACCAACAGTTAAAGAAATGACAATCGCTGAAATCAGCAAGTTAGTAGGATGTGAAGTTAAGATAATTAAATAGGTTAATTTATTGCTAGAGTATATAAGCATAACAAATGAAACGATTGAAAATGTTTGTATACTCAATGGAGAATATTAAATAGAGGAGGAATGAGAAATGAAATGTAACAAATGTGGAAGTTACGAAATAAAGCATTATCTTAATGGTAAAATAAAATGTTGTAAATGTAATGAAATTATCAGAACCATTAAAGAACATAAATACCAACAAAGATTAGATAAGGTATTAAGTAAGTTTGACGACAAAACAAAAAAATGGAAATATTTAGAATATCATTTAGGTTATGAGGTGTATATGCAATATGTAGCTAAAACATTTTATTTACAAGCAAACAACTGCGAACACATTCTATCACTTGACACAGTTGAATCACTTATCAAAGACTTGGAGGAAACAAAATGACAACTTACTATATTAAACGAGGAAAGTATTACATTCAAGAAACGAACAAAGAGGGACAATTTAATTCAGTATTAAGCAAGGCACAAGCAACGGAGTTTAGTTCGCTAGACACGTTAGAATCTTACGTTACACGTGATATGAAATTAAATCTAGCTAAGGTTACAGTTGAAATGGAAACAGTGGTTACAGTTGAATTAAAGAATATAAAAGGATCGTGGCTAGACACATCAGAAATCGAGCAATGTAGCGTATGCCTTAAATGGTATCCAGTTGTATCGTTAATACCTAGTGTGCTTGATAGAGAAAAAGGTATAGAGTTATTATGTGAATCGTGCGAAGCGGATGCAGATGTAATTATATCTAATCAACCTTTAGATGAATTGGAGGAGTTATAATGTTAGCAATGAGAATTATAGCAACTGTATTATTAACGATTAAATTATTAATTGGTTGGGGATTATTGATAGATAGCGGAGACATTAATGATGATGGAGCCTCACTAGGTTTAGGAATGATATTCTGTATCGTAACTGTTTGGGTAATTTAATATTTGATATAGAACATATGATATGATAGTATAAGAGTAGGACATACCGAACGTTAAATGAGAAATGGTTGAAGAAGCCATAACGAATAGGCTATATGCAGATTTGTAAAAAGTCGGATGTCACAACTTATCCCTTACAGTGAATAGTTATGGCAACCTTGAGTTCTTATTACGGATAGGAACCTCGCAAGATAATTTATTCACCATCCCCTTAAGACCTACACGAATGTCGTTGTAGGCACACATTAGAAAGACTGGATTCGGTCTTTCTTTTTTATTGAGTTATATATATCTGTATGGTATACTATGAATATATAGGAGGTGTTTACATATGAAACGTAAACAAGTACCATTTTTAATTAGTGAAGAAGAAGAGTTAGACATTAAAGAGATTGAGCAACATTTCAAACGAGATGGACGAAACGATACTCTCCGCTACTGTGTATCAGTGGTTAAGGATATTGTTAAGAAAGAGAAGGAGGGGAAGTAGATGATAATCAATGTTACAATTAAAGATTCAAAAGGAAACGACTTAAATATAGGAGATACAGTAAGTGTTTATAATTGGCATACGAAAAGACCAAGAGACTTATTATATGTTGGAGTTGTTGAGTTTGATAAAGATGAAATGCAATTAGAGATTCAACCTAAAGATGGATACTTTGATATAGACCAATATGATTTATGGCTTAAAGCATATAAGATTAAGGAGGAGTTATAATGGAGAAATGTAACTGTGGCAGTAATGAAGAAATAAAGAAGGAATATACTATTACTATAAAAGGATTAACGGTAACGAGTGATAGAATGTTTTGTGGTAGTTGCGGAGAGTTAAAGTATAACTATTTACTTGATGAAGAATTTAAAAAGAAGTTAGAATCAAAGAAGAAGTTTGTTAAAGAAAAAAA